GTTGTCAGGTATGGGTTGAAATGACGAGACCCGCCGAAGGTGCGTGGTACAAGTATGGGTAGAAAGAATGAGTTTAAGGTTAGCAAGGCTTTCACTCTGGGACTTGAAGAAGTAGCTTATCTTAAAATGGAATCAGAACATAAAGATATGAACGTTTCTTTATTTGTAAACGCATTAATTAGAAAGGCTATGATTAAGGCACGGGGAGAAGAACAGAGAGAGCGTAAACCTGCGGCACAGTGCCATAAATGTGGGGAGAGTCGCGGTTATGATCTGGTTAACAATGAATGGTTATGCGAAGTTTGTAAAACAGAAAAGACCGAATACATTAAAGCACTAGTACAGAGACAGCGTTAAGTAGCTACTCTCAATCTGCAAAGCATGGTCCGAAGACGAGCCAGAGCCAGAAGGAAACCTTCGCGCTCTTTTGGTATTAATGTAATTGAAACTGGGGCCGCTTTGGCTCTTTTAGAACAGACTAACGCAGGTTCAGCAATGAAGTCCTTTCTAGCAGGCGATCTTAATACAGGTTTAACGACTTTATCGAAGTCCGCAAAGTCAAACAAGCAAGCAATCACTAAAACTTTAGTGGGTGCGTTCTTGGCAAAGGCTGCAGTACGTTCCTTTTCCAGAGGTTCGCCAGTATTGGCTTCCCTGGGACCAATAAAAGTGAGGGCATAATATGAGCATAGTAGTAACACGAACGAGTGCCGCGTTAAGCGCAACCACATCGTTTCAAAGCATGACCAGTCAGTTTGCATCATCGGGGCTTTCCCTGGTTGTGCCTTCTGGAGTTTCGCAAATAAGTTCCATATCAATGGGAGTAAGTAGCGTAGGAACTGGAGCGGATTTCTGTTCAGGTTTCAAGTTAACGGGGACAGCCCTCCAAGAGGGCGACGCGACCTTTATGGGTCCTGCGATCGCACAGGCCGCAAGTGGCGGAACTGGAGTGGCTAACTGTGTTACACAGGAAAAGACTGCACTGGGCGTGACCAGTGGAAATACTCTGGATATCCAAATTGCTGTAACGACCGCCGCGACTATCGATTCTAGCTGTACGATTCAATTCGAGTAAATTGAACAATGCCTGAAGGCGTTGGCTATGGGCCGCAAAATACTGCCTCGATAAGTGATAAAACTTTTAACGTTATTGGTAATCATCTATATGGATTAAATGGCGGAGTAGACACAAGCGGGCAGGGTAATGAAACTACAGTGTTCGAAGCATCCACTGGTAATTATTACGTTGTAGCTACAGCAAGATTTTCTATTAATTCTTCAAGTGGTGACGATATAGAGTTTATAATGTATTACAATGGTGTTGCGATGTTTGGCGAGTATGCACAGAGCGGAACTACTGAGGGTGATTCATATCCAATCAATATTATTATTCCACCATTAACGACCGTTAAAATAACCGCAAATAATAAAGGTTCATCAACTGGCCGAGGAATATTCACAATAATAACTGGCAGAATTCACAAATGACACTTTCGACGGGGCCGAGCCTTAACTTCTTTGGTGATCATGTATTTGCTTGGAGCGGCCTCGAAAGTTTATCGGCAGGAGGAATAACATTGTTGGACTTTATCTCTCCAAATAGATTCTACAGTGTTGTGACAAACGTCTCCTTTGATTATAGCGGCTGTTCTGCGGGTGATGCACTCTCTTGGACCGTACAGGGAAACGGAGCAGCACTGCACGTAAGCAAGTTCCTGATTATCGATGCAGGTATCGGGCCCCAATTCCCTAACTTATACTATACTATACCACCAAATACAGGAATGAAGATACTTGCACAGGGCCCCACTGGCAGTATGACCGTAGTTCTAGAAGGTAAAGAGGTGCAATAATGCCGAGGCGACGAGTAAGGGACGATGCCTTAGACAGACTTCTCATAATCTTACAGGATGCATTAGAACCTGAATTAGTAGAAGAATCAAGATATTTCATAGGTCCAAAGAAAAGAGACATCCCAAAACGTAAGCGTAAACTATCCCCCTGGAACAAATTTGTTAAAGCCAATGCCAAAAAGCCACGCTTCCGATTAAGATCGGGTTCACCTAATCTTAAGAAGCTTGGAGTAGCGTTCAGGAAAACCCCCGCAGGCAAAAAGAAGAGGCGCTAATGACTTACGAAGCGGTACCAATAGACGTGGAGTTACAAAAAGTAACGGCGCAAGAACGTGACGCTTTATCCAGATATAAGAGACACGAAAATATAAATACGCTTTTAGCCAACGAAACAACCCCTAAACTTATCGCGGGAATGGCTCTTTTAGTTTCAGCCCCGACAATTTTAAAAATTATATTCGATGCCCTAGCTAAACAAAAGCCCGAACTTGATATTGACATTGCTGAAGTTGGAGTTAATTATTTGACATTTACCAAAGACTTTGGTGAGGCTCTTTTGGATTTAGGAGGGCCCGCTATTGGTGGCCCATTCTTTGAAGGTGAAGCAGAGGACTTTTGGAATAAGTACGTGAAGAAATGAATTTAGGCGCGATAATTGCATTATTGAAATTGGCTCAGGATGCCGAGATAACTAAACCTGCTTTTGTAAGTATTGTAAAACGTCCGACCTACGGTAAGGAAACCGCTTTAACAAGAGCTGAAGAAGGTCTTGGACTGTAAGTGGTTATTTCAGCCTTAGAACTATTGGGGTACTTTATCGCTTGGTCATTATTCTATTTTGGAATAAGTCATTATATCGCTAAACTGAGTAAGGATAAATGGGTTGAATGGGCGAAATCATCCGAGAGTGATGACGATCTGTTATTAATTCTTGAACCCATCATAGATGAGATAGAAGAACGGACCCACGGCATGCTAGAGAACTTTCAATCTTCTTTTTTTGGTTCTTTAGGTGCGGCTAGCAAAAAATTAGATGAGTCCACAGGCCAAAGTACAATTAAAGCTATAACGAAAGATAACCCCATAATGGGGCTAGTCGCAGAGATGTTAATGAAAAGAAGCGGCCTAGAAGGGCTCATAAAGACCCAAAACGACCCTGAAATAGGGGTAAAACAGCCCCAAAACAGGGCTAAACTAGGGTTAAAGTAGTACAATATTATTATATTATAATTATATTTATAGGTATAGGCTTACTTTTATTTATTTTTATTATTAGATATTTTTTATTAATAGAATTATATTATAATTATATATAGTAGCTTGTCTGTCTTGGTTTGGAGAGATAATGAACAGAGAACAATTTTATAAAAATGGGGGACAGACCCCAAAAGAAAGCCGAACTCATTGTATTAAATGCAATGAAAAGTTTGTAGGGAGAGACTACTATCAAGCCGATGGTTTTACTCCCATTAAAACTATACGCACATGTCGATACTGTAAATATTTACACGCTCGTCAAAATGGTTTCGCAAGGAGAACGTTGAATGATTTGCGATAAGTGTAATAAAAAGCTAGCTTACGTCAGGGATGTTGTAGGCGATCCTTTCATGTATTGCCCAGATTGTTGTCAGGTATGGGTTGAAATGACGAGACCCGCCGAAGGTGCGTGGTACAAGTATGGGTAGAAAGAATGAGTTTAAGGTTAGCAAGGCTTTCACTCTGGGACTTGAAGAAGTAGCTTATCTTAAAATGGAATCAGAACATAAA